ACAAAAAGAAATTGAAGACGATATAGTCCCAATAGGTATCATGGATAGTGGAAATTATCAGTCTAAAACCTTTAAAGAAGGTGGAGATTTATGGACAGTGGACGATGATGACACAAATTATGGGACTTTTTAAAATTAATAAAATACTAAATACTATTACAAATCAAAACAAAAGGTTTGTTATAGAAAACTTTAAATATTAGGGAGAAACTAAAATGGCATTTCAAGTATCACCTGGCGTTCAAGTCAGAGAAATCGATGTTACGAATGTAGTCCCAGCAGTATCATCAAGTATTGGTGGTTTTGTTGGTTCATTTAGTTGGGGCCCAGTTGATGAAGTTAGAACTATTAGTTCTGAGAAAGAATTAGTAAATGTTTTTGGTGAACCTAAAGGTTCAGACACTTACCTCGATGAGGCAAAGAAAAAAGAACATTTCTATTCAGCTGCAAATTTCTTGAAATATGGAAATAACTTAAAGGTAGTGAGAGCATTAGCAACAGGAATGTTGAATGCCACTTCTGGAACAGCTGGAATACTAATTAAAAACGCTACACACTACTATGATAATAATTATCATTCTGGTAGTGTTCCATCTAATGCAGGCCATTGGGCTGCAAGATGTGTAGGTGCCTTAGGTAATAGTTTAAAAGTATCTGTATGTGCAAGTGCAAATGCATTTTCTCAAACAATAGGAAGTGCAGTTTCCGACTCAGATATTGCTGTAGGACATACGCAAATTAATGTTGCGTCTGGTGCAGCTTTTGTAGTTGGTGACAAAATTAAATTTGGTTCACAAACAGATGTCTATAGAATCACTGCAATAAACTCTAACACACTAAGTGTAGCTCTAGATTCAGATGGAGTATCTGGATTTAAAGTAGCTCCAGGCAATGGTGATGCCATTGTTCGTGAATGGGAATTTGCAAAGAACTTTACAAAAGCTCCTGGCTCAAGTCCAGATGCAGTTGCAAACTCAAGTTCTTTAGATGAGATTCATGTAGTAGTCGTAGACGAAGATGGTTTAATTACTGGAATCGTTGGTGAGGTACTTGAGGTATACGAAGGTCTTTCAATGGCATCTAATGCTAAAGATTCAGAAGGTAACTCAAACTACTATGTAGACAAAATCAGATACAACTCTAATTACATTTTCTGGGGAAACCACAACTCAAACACAAGTGAAGCAGGTAATACTTTCGCAGCTGCGGGAGCATTATTTGATACACATTCATTACCAATAACCGAATCATTAACTAATGGTACAGATGGTTCATGTCTAACAGCTGGTCAAAAGCAAGCAGGATATTCAACATATCTTGGAGATGCAGAGACACAGGATGTAGACTTTTTAATATCTGGGCCTCTTAATGGTGATGATGGTTCAAACAATAATGTGGTAACAGAAGACGAAGCAGTAACACAAGCAAATAATCTAATTGCAATTGCAGAAGCAAGAAAGGACTGCATGGCAGTCATATCACCAAGAAAAGAATCTTGCGTGAATAATGAAGGTCAAGAAGTAAGTGGAACAGGTGGTATTGTATCATTTGCAAACAGACTAACTTCAAGTTCTTATGCAGTTTTAGATAGTGCATGGTGTTATCAGTACGATAAGTACACAGATAACTTCTGTTATATACCAGCATGTGGTCACACAGCAGGTCTCATGGCTAGAACAGATAGTCAAAGAGACGCATGGTTCTCACCAGCAGGATATAATAATGGACAAATCTTAGGAATTACTAAATTGTCTTTTAATCCAAATCAAGCTGAAAGAGATGAACTATATAAGAAGAGAGTTAATCCAATAGTAACTTTCCCTGGCCAAGGGACAGTATTGTTCGGAGATAAAACACTTTTAGCAAATGCAAGTGCATTTGATAGAATTAATGTTAGAAGATTGTTCATAGTCATGGAGAAAGCAATAGCAAATGCAGCTAAATTCCAATTATTTGAATTTAACGATGCATTCACAAGAGCTCAATTTAGAGCAACTATTGAACCTTTCTTAAGACAAGTGAAGGGCAGAAGAGGGGTCGTTGATTTCCAAGTTATTTGTGATGAAACAAATAACCCACAATCAGTTGTGGATGCAAATCAATTCCAAGCTTCTATTTTTGTTAAACCAAATAAGAGTATCAACTTCATTACACTAAACTTTGTTGCAGCTAGGTCTGGTGTAGAGTTTGAAGAAGTGTATGGTGCTACTAATACCCAATATGGTAACTAAGGAGTAAACGATGGCAACTATAGATGAATTTAAGTCACAGTTAATTGCTGGTGGTGTTCGTTCTAATAGATTTCAAGTCTATATTCCTAGAATGGGTGAGAGAATCGAGTTTATGTGTAAAACAGCTGCGATTCCAGGCTCAACTTTACCAGTAGTTGAAGTTCCTTTCAGAGGACACAAACTAAAAATAGCTGGGGATAGAACCTTTGAAGATTGGACAATAACAGTCATTAACGATGTAGACTTTTCTACTAGAACAGCAGTAGAACAATGGATGGAAAGCATACAAGAATTAGATAGTGGTGTCGGTGCGACAGACTTAGAATATCTAGTTTCAAGAGCAACTATATCACAGTTGAATCGAGATGATAGTATCATTGCAACATATGAGTTGTACAATATGTACCCTCAAACACTTGCACAAATTGATTTATCATACGATACTGCTGATGAGATACAGACTTTTGATGTAACATTCAGTTATTCACACTGGGAAAGAACTCTTTAATTAGAGTTCCTTCTTTAGTGTTATAAATATATATTATGGAAATATTTGGATTTGAAATAAAGAGAAAGAGTGACGAGGATAACGCACCATCCTTCGTTGCACCTATCAACGATGATGGAGCTCAAGTTCTAGAAATAGGACAGGGTGGATATTCGATTGGTGGGGGTATGGCTTCTGGTCAATTCGTTGACATGGAAGGTGGAGTTAAGTCTGAATCAGACTTAATCGTAAGATACCGACAAATGTCATTGATACCAGAGGTTGATATGGCAATTGACGATATCGTCCAAGAAGCAATCTCTAATAACGATTTAGATGCCCAAGTTGGTATAAACTTAGATGCAACTAAATTTTCAGATTCAATTAAATCCAAAATAAGAGAAGAATTTGTAGAAATACTAAGACTTCTCAGATTCAACCAAACCTCTTCTGAGATATTCAGAAAGTGGTATGTAGATGGAAGGATGTACTTCCATTTACTGGTTGACCCAAAGAATCCTAAAAAGGGTGTCGTTGGGTTAAGAATGATAGACCCTATTCAGATTAAAAAGATTAGGGAAGTGCAGAAGAAAAAGAATGCACAAGGTATCGAAGTTATCGACAAGGTTAACGAGTTCTATACCTATAACCAAAGTGGTTTTGAAAAAAACTACATGGCAGGGCAAGGAACTCAAACCTTGAAGATATCTCCAGATGCAATAGTTTATTGCACATCTGGAATGATGGATGCTCAAAGACGAAACATCATCGGTTATATGCATAAAGGATTGAAAGCAGCTAACCAATTAAAGATGATGGAAGATGCACTTGTTATCTACAGGATATCAAGAGCTCCAGAAAGAAGGATATTCTATATTGATGTAGGTAACCTTCCGAAGGCAAAAGCAGAACAGTATCTTGCAGATACTATGACTAGATACAAAAACAAACTAGTCTACAATGCAGATACAGGTGAAGTCAGAGATGATAGAAAACATATGAGTATGTTGGAAGATTTCTGGTTACCAAGAAGAGAAGGTGGAAGAGGAACAGAGATTACCACCTTGCCTGGCGGTCAAAACCTAGGTGAAATAGAAGATATTATATACTTCCAAAGAAAACTGTTCCGAAGTTTAAATGTACCTATCTCTAGATTAGAGACTGAAGCAGGATTTAGTTTAGGTAGGACAACTGAGATATCAAGAGATGAGGTTAAGTTCTCACGATTTGTAGATAGACTCAGAATGAAGTTTAGTAGTATGTTTACTGACATACTTAGAACTCAACTGGTACTAAAAGGTGTTTTACCAATTGAGGAATGGGAACTAGAAAAAGAGAATGTCCGATATGATTTTCAGAAGGACTCTCATTTTGTAGAACTAAAAGATGCAGAGATTCAAAGAGAAAGAATCACTACACTTAGGGAAATGGATGAATTTGTAGGTAAATATTTCTCTCAACAATGGGTTAGAAAGAATGTTCTTAGACAATCCGAAGAAGAGATAGAAATGATTGACTCACAAATTGCAGACGAAGAAGATAACGATGATGGGGAAGGAGAGAATGACTTCTCCATGTAAGAGGAAATAAATTATGGCAAGAGAAGATATTAAAAAAATGATTGATTCTATAGAAGCAGGTGATAATGTTGCAGCTTCAGATGCTTTTGCAACTTCTATGGTAGACAAACAAAGAGATGCAATAGAGGGCAAGAGACTGGATGTACAACTAGATTGGTTAAACAAACAGGAACAACCAGCAAATGAAGAACTTTAAGGATTTAGTTAATTCACTAGATGAAGTAAAAAAATTCAAACTACCTCGTGGTGAACAAGAGGTGGATTCTTATATGGAGAAAGGCCCGAAGGGTAAAAAAGTACCTATCGTTATTGCAAAGAAATCAAATAAATTTAAGGTTTATGTTGATGGGCAAGAACTTGCAATCTATAAAAACGAAAAAGAAGCAAGGAAGAATGCAAAACAATTGATAAAATTACTAGGAGAAGACCTTAGTGATTTCATCGAAGAAGTTTTAGAAGAACCTAAAATAGAAGATACATTAGGGTTCTCAAATGGTTTGAAAGGTAATCAAACCTACAATGATGTTGCAGAAAAGATTGCAACTATAAAATAGGAGAAGATATGTTTTTAATTTCAGAACAACAATCAGAAGAAGTTAATTTAATAACTGAAAAGAATTCAAGTGGGGGTAAGGATACTTTCATTGAAGGTGTATTTCTCCAAACAAACATGAAGAACAGAAATGGTCGTGTCTACCCAATGAAGATAATGGAAAAAGAGGTAGGACGATACAACAAAGATTTTATTCAAAAGAATCGTGCATATGGGGAACTGGGTCATCCAGAAGGCCCCACTATCAATCTTGAAAGAGTTAGTCATTTGATTACTTCTCTAGAGAAAGATGGAAACAACTTTGTCGGTAAGGCAAAAATAATGAATACTCCAATGGGTAATATAGTTAAAGGACTATTGAATGAT